TGGGCACGTTCCCATGCTGGAGCGCCGGCTTGAGCAACGTCTTGCTGGGTTCCACGGTCACCTTGCAGAAGGCGCGCGGCACGGCGTCTGGATCCACGATCTCGACCGAGGCCGGGCAGCGCCGGAGCACGAAGGTGACGGTGTGGCCTTCGAGCCTTGTTAGGCCGCGGCCGGTCATGTAGGTGTTGAGGCGCGCCTTCAGGGACTCGATGCGCCGTTCGTACTGCGCCTGGCGCGCGGCCTGACGCGCTTTTTCCCGCTGTGCTCCCTCGGCGCGCTCCTCGCACCATCCCAGGTAGTCCGACCAGGCGTCGACCTTGTCGGCGTGAGCGTCGAGGTACTCGGCGATCAGCGCCTCGATCGCCTCCCGGGCCCGCGGATCCTCGACGACCTCGGCGGCGTCGAGGAGGATCCCCAGGTGCTCATCGAGCTGCCAGAGCGACTGGCGGCCCTCGAGCGCCAGCGCGGCCTCACGGCACCGGCCGAGCACGTCGTCGATGATGCCGTTCACGTCCGAGCGCTCGGCGTTCTCCTGGTCTAGATCGATGGAGGCGAGCAGCTCGGCGAGCTTGGCGTGCGCGACGGCGCGCTGAGCGGCGGCGGTACCGGGCCGTTCGCCGACGGCCGCGGCGATCGCCGCGGCGTCGGAGCGAATGTCCAGACCGGGGGCGGCCATCAGTGGACACCTCCGTTCGCGCGGGGCGCCGTTGCCTCGGCGCAGGTGAGCGCGGGAGTGGGAGCGGCGCCCGAGCGCCAGGTCTGGATCAGCACGGTGAGCGCGACGGCGCGGTAGTCCTCCGCCGACCAGGTGATCGTCATACCGTGGCTCGAGGCGGCGTAGGCGCGCGCCTCCTCGAGGCCGTCGATGGCGGCGCCCATCGCGGCGGCCACGGCCAGCGCGGCCGGGGACAGGCGCGGCGGCGGCTGCTGGGGTTGCGCCTGGTGCGGCGGCACGACGGCGGTTGCCGCAGCCGGGCGCACGGCCGGCACAGCCGCCGTCACTCGGGTCACTTCGAACCGTGACGTCTTGCCTTCCACACGTTTCATGATCCGGATCGGCTCACCGGGCTGCACCCCCGTCGCGCGGATCATCTCCGCCAGCGTCGGCGTCGCGAAGATGCGGCGATCGTCGGACGTCGAGAACATCACTTGCGGGCCGAACTGGCCGTCCACCTCGCGGCCGTCGGTGTAGCGCAACGCGACCACGACCGGCACGTTGGGCTCGAATTTGATCACTTGGCTCACTGCTTGTAACCTCCGGATTCAATCTCGATGCGCTCGTAGGCCCACTGGATCGCACGGTCCGCGTCAATGGGGTTGTTGTGCTTACGCTGCGCGACCAGGCGCGAACAGCGGAAGGCGGCCGACAGCAGCGCCCAGTGGTCGGCGTAGCCGAGCCGCCGGGCGAGTTCGTTGAGCTTGTCATGCTGGTGGTCGAACATCATTTCGTTCCCCTCACGCCCGCCTCGATGTGTGCGTCCAGGATGTCGAGCAGGCGCGCGAAGGTCGCGGCCGGCATCGTCACCATTTCGTCCGTCTGGGAGTCCCAGTGGCCGCAACTGCGGCAGTGCCAGCGGAAGTCCGAGAGGACTTCGCCGGCGACGCCACTGGGGCCGGCGTCGTCGATGCATTCAACCTGCTGAGAGCCGCACGCCAGACAGGCGTGGGCCAGGTAGGGCGCGTCGGCCACCTGGTGGAACCGCGCCAGGGCGGTGTCGATCAAGCCCGGCGACGCGGGTTCGATCGTAGCGAGCACCTGTAGAGACATTCAATCACCTCCGGGTATTCAGAACCGTGCCGTTACGACAAGCATAAGCGTGACATACTGCTATGTCAAGCATAAAATGACACAAACGGGGAAATCATTGTGTGGCGGTGAACCGCTATGCTAAGCACTATGGCGAGAAAGAATCCGCACGCTGTGGCTCTCGGCCGGAAGGGGGGTAAGGCGCGCGCCAGCACCCTTTCGCCGGAGCAGATATCGGCGATCAGTGCGAAGGCTGGAAAAGCGGGCGGCGCCGCCCGGGCCGCGGCGCTCACACCGGCGCAGCGCCGAGAGATCGCCCGGAAGGCGGCGGCGGCGCGGTGGGGGAAGTGACCGCTCCGCCTGGCGGGATGAAACAACGACGGCATTGGCTGCCCGGCGGTCCCGGGCAGAAACATCACGGGCATACCGTAGCCTCCTCCGGCAGGACGAGGGCCACATCGAATCCGCGATGCCGCCAATTGGCGCGGCAGGCCACTGCGTCGGCCAGTGCTTCCTTGAGCCCATACACCGTCGTGCGCGATGGCGTCTTGTCGAGAGGAGAAAGGATCTCAACGTCCCACCAGTCGCCGGCGAGCGTAGCCTTCTGGCCATCCGGCCCAGAGATCGTCAGTCGGAGATCGTCGTTGCTCCGGCTGACTTTCACGTAGTAGCTGCTCATGGCTCAAATATGCCATAGCAAGCGGTAGCAAGCAAGCATAAAATGCCACGAGGGCGAGAAAATTATTGTGCTACCGCTGGCATACAATACGGGAATGGAAAGGCCGAAGAAGAACCGGGCGGCCGTCGCGCTCGGCAAGCTGCGCGCGAAGAAGGGGGATATGGCGGAGGTCGCCAGGCTAGGCGGGAAAGCTCGCGCCAAGAAGATCGGCCAGAAGAAGGCGGGGGAGATAGCGGCAGAGGGCGGCGCCGCCCGCGCGGCTGCGCTCACACCCGAGCAACGCTCCGCAATCGCCCGGAAGGCGGCGGCGGCGCGGTGGGGTTCGAAATGAAACGAACGCTCCCGCCGCCGGCGGGATGACACAAAGACGGCATTGGCTGCCGGCGGTCCCGGACGCATGATGAAGGCGTGAAGGTCATCCGCATCCCCCAACGAGAGCGGCCCGTGGCCGCATGCCGCGAAGTGGTCGTCCAGGTCGGGCACGCCCGTCTGACTCTGACGGTCGAGGGCTATCTCGACCAGGCGCGGCCAGGCCCGCCGGCGCAGGTCGTGTCCATTCGGAACCGGAGGGAGCCATGACGTTCACCTGCCCGCGCTGCGACCTTACCAACCTGCCCAATCCGCACATCAGAGCCGACGACTGCCTGCGCGACCTCAATGCGCGCCTGGCGCGCATCCATCCGCGGTGCGACCCAATGCACCCGAAGCGCCGGATGCGGCTGGCGATCGAGAAGGCAGCGGTGAAGTATCATGTGTCGGTAGCCGAGGCCGAAGTCTCGCGCCGCCGCCAGGCGGTCGCCGCCCGCGCCGAGGCCATGCGCGAGCTGCGGGACGAAGGCTGGTCGCTGCTGAAGCTGGCCGCGTACTTCGAGTGCCATCACACGACGGTCCACCATCTGCTGAGGCGGAGTGGCCGGCCGGAGACGTCAGATGCCCGATCCCGATGAGCACATCGACTGGGAAACGCTGGAGATCTACGCGCTTGGCCGCGCCGACACGGCCACGGCGATGACGATCGAGGCGCACGTCGCCCTCTGCCCGGAGTGCGCCGAGGCACTCCGGGACGCAGACGACTTTGTCCGCGCGCTGCGGGCTGTGATGTTGGAGGGGCCGGACAAAGGGCCGGCGGGCTGGTGGCGGCGGCTGCTGGCGTTGTGGCGGCGGATCAGTAGCGGTAGCTGACCTCGAGCAGATCGCCTGCCTGAGGGACACAGCAAGAGAGGAACGTGATCACGTTTCCCGATGCCGTATAATCCACCGAGCTGCGCAACAGGATCCCGTTGCGCCAGACATGCAGAGAGACCGGCGGATTCGGGGTGAGCGCCGTCGTGAAGATGTGGTTGAGTCCGTCGATGACGCCGACCGGCAGCTCGTGATCCGAGAAGCGCACCATGCCAGATCCACCCCCGCCTGCGACGCCCGGCGGCCCTTGGCGCACTTGCGCGAGCGTGGCCGGCGAGGTCGTGGGCACCTGCCAGTACTCGGTGACGGGTGCCGCCGCCCCTAAGTAGCAGGTGACGACGTACGCAGGGGCGAGCCAGGGCGAGCTCGTGGGGATCCCCCCGACGGTGGGCTGGAGCGCGATGTCGACCACGCCCCCGCGGACCAGATAGCGGCGGGTGCCGGAGCTGACGCTGACTCCGTCAGCTGTGCGAAAACTGGGCCAGGTCAGCACGCACGTCCCATTTGCGGGCTGGTTGTTTGCGGCCCTCATCGTGTCGACAACGCGCGTGGGCGAGGCGACCGCGACCGCGACCGTGGCCGCGGTCGCGAGGAAAACAAGACGGTGTCGCATGGAGCTTTCTCTCGGCAGCAGCGGCCCGCCGGGCCGCTACCAGGGCCGGTAGTCGGTGATGTTGCCGATGTTCGGCCAGGTCGAGAACTTGAAGAGTGGCAGCACGCCGGACGGGAAGCCACTGGCGCAGCCGCCCGTTACGACGCCGTGACCGCCGCTTACGGTGCCGAGACCGTTGGAGCCGGTCTCGCAGAACACCAGCTTCGAATCCCCATCAGCGTAGACGTAGACGTCGCGCGCCGCCGACGAGTAGCGGTCGAAGATCACCCGGTTTGCGCAACCGTACCTCTTGCCGCCGTACGTCAGGCGTTGGGCGTTGTTCTCGGCGTCCGGGCACACCGTGAAGGTCGAGCTGCTGGCGGACTCGTAGTTGAACTTGAGTTCCGTGTCAGACGACGGCCAGGGCCCGCTGAGCTGGACCGATCCGGTGAAGGCGGAGTCCCACGAGACGGTGACCGAGTAAGTCGAGGTGTTCACTGTCGCGTTGTAGCTGGACTTGGGCTGCACGGCGCCGTTCTGGTCGTAGACGGCGACGCCGATCCAGCGGGAGCCAATGCCGTGCGTGGCGTTCGGGATCGTCACCGAGGTCTGGGCCGTGACGGATTGGGTGTGCTTCGTCATCGCGGTGGCCGAAGCGATGAGAGCAAGAGCGGCGAACAGGTTCAGCGTGGTTTTCACTGTTTTTTGTCCTTTCAGATGAAGCGCGCAGCGCGCGCGGGTTCGGGCAGCGGCAGAGGCCAGCCGAAGATGCAGACGTGATCGAATGCCCAGAAATTGATGACGGGCACGCCCTCATTGCGGGCGCGCAGGTATTCGCTCGTCCACGGGCAGCCGCCATTGAAAAGCGGCACGAGGTAGCGCACGTCCGCCCGCGGCCACGTGCCGGTGGTGACGGGGTAGCTCATCGCCCAACGCGCCTTGTCGTGATCGCGCGCGCCGGCGCCGAAGTCGAGCCCCTCAATCTTGAGCCGGTCGAACGGCGCCGTGGACGGATCCAAGATGCGTGGGTCGGTGTGCAGGTAATGGTTGAGCTGGCCGCCGAGCTGGTTCACACCGTAGGGTTCGGGATAGTTCACGTCGAGCGGCAGGAGCAGTTCGATGACCGCGCTCGGATACGTCGTTCGCACGTGGGAGGCGAGAGCGTTCATGTAGTCGAACAGGCGGTCGCGCAGAAAATCGGCGTCTTCGTAGCTGTTCACGCCCGGGTCGTCGTCCGCGGACATGAACTGCGCGAGCGCGCGGCCGAGCGCGGTCACCGCGGCCGCGGCGGTCTCGTCGTCGTAGAACGCCATGCCCTTGGTGTCGGAGGGATTCGAGCCGGGAAAATACCACCAGACGAACTCGCCGAGCTGCAGGTGCACGTCGATGCCGGCCGCGTCCATCAGGTCCGCGGTGTCGAGGAAAACGTCTCTGTGATAGGCGAGCACCTTGGAGACGAAGGAGCAGTGCGTCGTGACATTGGAGCCGAACCCCGTCGCGGTCTGCACGGCATCACCGTTCCAGTGCCGCGCCGCCCACACGTGGCCGCCGCCCGGATCGTCTGGGGGGTTGAGCAGCTCCATCGAATAGGCGAGCGTCAACTCCCGCCCGTCGGCCGCCGTCTCGGCGCACAGATCCGCGAGCCAATCGCGCGCGCCGCGGTTGATCGTGGGCGTCTGCGTCGGATCGATCACCCACAGGCCGGGCACGCCTCCGGAGTTGAGCGAACCGGTGATGGTGTAGTCTGTGTTGACCGGGCCCGGCTGCTCGCGCCAGGCGTCGAGGGTGAAAGTGTACGCCGCAGCGATCGCGCGGCACGTGATCGTGAGCACCGTACCGGAGACGTCGGCCCATACACCAGTGCTCGCGCCATTGATGAAGTACTTGAGGTGCTTGGCCACCTGCGCGGCTGTGTGTGCGGGGAATATCGAGCAGCCGAACACCTGGCCGCCGATGTCGACGAACACGGCGTCGCCAGAGGCGAGCGTCAACTCTGCGAGGTCGATTGAGGCAGACGGGAACGTATGCCCTTGGCGAACCCGCTGGTTCCACCAGAACACCGACACGTAGACGTTGCGCGGGCCTTGGAAGCCGAGGCGCTCGAGGTTCCAGTGCAGCCTCTGAGGCGAGAGTTTGTATCCGTGGTCAGTGCCGTAGTCGTTTGCCGGGCAGACTTCGCTGTACGTGACGTCCGGATCCGGCACATCAGACGGGACCGCAGCCTCGACGAAATCGAAGTAGCCGAAGTTGGCCGAGCTGGCCGCCTCCTTCGTCCGGAGCGTGAGCGTCACGCGGTGCGCGCCGGCGGCGACGCCGGATCGGACGAGTTGCCGCGTCACGACGGGCGAACTGGTCGCGAGGTACGAGGAGTACAGCGTCTCCGAGTCGCCGTCGAGCACCACGCCCCACTTGCCGCGATCGGTGTAGAGCGAGACGCCGATGTAGAGGTCGTGCGTGTGTTGGCAGTGGTACTCGATCGTGACCGAGTCGCCCACGGTCGAGGCGCGCTGAGCGAAGCCCCGGAAGTAGAAGCCGGCCTCGCGCGCCCAGCTCGCGCCGGCGTAGCTGCACCAGGCGTCGGCCGAGCCGATGCGGACGCTGCCGGGCCCGGCCACCTTCAGCGCCTTGTTGGCGCCGGTGACGGTCCAATTGCTGAACACGCACTCGAACTCGGTGGCCGAGTACTCGGCCCCGTCCGCGAGCGCCGGGGCGAAGGTGAGCCACAGTTGCCGCAGGCTCGTCAGACCGAGCGCCGAGAAGTCGAGCGAGATCGACCAGGTGGCGGCCGAGCTGCCGCCCGTGAGAGCCTCGCTCGATGCCGTGGCGGTGAGCGTGGCGGTCTTGGACTGCGTATAGATGCGCAGCAGGTTGCCGTCGGCGCCGGCGGTCTTCGCGCGTATCGTGAGCACCGCGCCCGAGCGCGTGCATTCGATGCCGGTTGCGTCCATTCCCGCGCCGTTGATCTGCGATTCGAGCGCGGCGGCGACGTCGGCTGCGGTCTCGGTGCCCGCGGCAATGTAGTCGAACGCGTAATTGCGAAACCAGATGGTCACGCGGTCGTAGATCACCGCGAGCGGGAGCGTCGTGGCGATGGTGACCGTGGTCGCGGCTTTCGTCCATGTGCCGGCTGCCGGGGTGGGTGAGCTGAGATTGCTCCACAGCGAGACCGTGCCCGAGGTGCCGTCGCTCTTGATGTAGCTCAAGCTGCGGTACGGGATCGTCTCGAACTTGAGTGAGTCGAGCGTCGCGCACCCGGTGTATTGCGCGTCGAAGCTGAGCACGACGCCAGTGAAGTCGTCGTCAGGGAGATACTTCAGCCGCGGGTGCTCGAAGAAATTGTCACGGTCCCACAAAACGAGAACCGCGAAGTCGGCCGCGTCGCGGAAGACGCCCGACACCGTGAAGCCCGACGCGCTGGTCGAGTGCAAACTCGCCGCCGCGCCGCGGTCGTCGAAGCCGCGCAGGTGCATCGTGCGGTTCGGCTGGAGCTTTTGAATGGCCTCAGCCGCCACGGAGAGCCTCCCAGGCGGTCTCGACGCTGCGCCAGCGCGCAGGGTCGGCTCGTCCCTCCAGGAGCGCGGCCGCGTAGGCGTCCACGGCCGTCCGGAGCGCCGCGACGGCCACGGTGTCGACCGGCGCCGTGGTCGCTCGTGCGGTGGACTCGGGGGGCTGGTCAAGCCGCTCGCGGGCCGCGCGGGCCAAGCCGATGATCTGATCGAGCGGACACACCGGCCCCGGACAGGCTGTCGGCTTCAGCGCATTGTGCGGAACCACGGTCGTTCGGGAGATCTCGAAGGCGTACCGGCGCGCGATGTCGGCGATCAGCTCTGCGCTCGAGTGGATCATCTCATCGGTCCACGGTTGGCGTCCCGAGCCCTCGTGCTCGATGCCGATGGTCACCGTGTTCAGGTTCAGGCCAGGCCAAGCCCACGGATAATGTGCGCCGAGGATGGCGGATCCGGTGGCGCCGCAATGGAAGGCCGTGTCGGCCTCCTCAACATAGCGCTCGCGCCGGCCGTCGAGGCCGATGCCGTAGTGGGCGGCACTCGGCCCGCGGCCCTGGCGCGCAGCTTGGCCCGCGGCGAACCACGCCTTGGCGCTGCTAATTGTTGCATCCATCCGGTGGATCACGATCGCGCAGGGATGCAGTCCGCCGCGCCCTGGGCGCCAGTTGTCCGGGTGTGCCGGCGCCAGATGCAGGGGGTACGTCATAGGCCATCCTCACGGTTGAGCCGGCGCCAGGCAAAGGAGGCGGCGGGTCATAGGTAGATGGCGACGGAGAGGTCGGCGCCGGGGAAGGTGGTGCCGACAGTGACCAGGTCCAGCCGGATGTTGGTGTCTGCGGGGATCTGAGAAGCGGAGGCGAGCTGCGAGGCTGTCGCCTCGATGGCGGTGGAGCCAGAGGGGATCGTGAGGGCCATCCACTCCGTGGTGCCGACGAGCAACTGCACCGTCAGGTCCGCCCCGGACGGCGCGGTCTTCACGACCGCCTTGACGGCGACGGCCGACGCCGCGCGGCGCAGCGAGATACGCGAGGCCTGATCGGATCCGATTGAGAGCGTGCCGTCGACGGTGAGGTTGACCGCGGACTGGTACTGCTCGAGGGCTTGGCCTAGGTCGTGGAAACAGTACGTGTCGCGGAGCTGGCATGCCGACTCCATCGCCTCGTTACCGCCGCCGTCCACGGGGACCAGCTGGACCAGGAGCGTGCGTTGGCCGTGCCCCGCGAGGTCGAGGACGAACTCCGGGATCTGGGGCGGGTCCCAGCTGTCAATATTGGCCGGGCTCGTGTCGACGATGCGAAGCCAATCCGGCTCTTCAGTGATGAACCGTGTGCTCGAGTCTGGGGTTTCGATCCACTGTCCTTCGATCGTTATCGCCGTGGCAGTGTTCGAGGCGATCTTATACACGTGGCCGCGCCCCTTGCCGGCGAGGATGCGCAGCAGCTTGCCCTTCGCTTCGTCGGCTCCGAGCCCGCCGGTGCGGCGGCGCACGATGCCGCCGCCGGTGTAGGCGCCGTTGCCCACCGATCCGGAGAGCTCGAACGTATCGGTCGTCGCGCCGGCGACGGTCCATAGGCCGTTGGCCGCGGTGTTGCCCTCGGCGAAGTCAACCCGGATCTTGTCGCCATTGACGAAACCGTGCCCGGCGACCGTGCAGACTATGGGGCTGGCGTTGGTGGCGGCGGTGATGGGTTGGGCCCCCGGATCGAGGGCGAGGGAATTATCCCAGTTCGGTTCGGTGATGGTGTCCGCTGTGATCGTCGTGGGCTTCGTGCGGATGACGAGGAGGTATCGCTCGGTGCCCTCGGTCCAGTCCAGCACGGCATTGGGCGCCGGGCCGTAGCTCGTGTCGACCGTGAGGGTATCGCTCGTGTTACTGACGATTCGCCAGTTCCACAGCGGACCGGCGTCGTAGCCCAGATCCGCGCCGATCGCGGAGACGTCGTAGCCGGCCCATTGATTGGTGGTCCAGTAGGCGTTGGCGAGGGTGATCGTGGAGGACGTCGCCCCCGTCGGCTCGAATGCGGCGACGCCGGCGTTCCGCACGCGCTTGATCCGCCATCGCGCGAAGTCGAACTCGGGGTCTGGTTTGACGCGGGAAGCGGCGCTCCAGTCGATCGGGCCGGTGAACGTGACGCTGGCCGGAGTTCCGACGTAGGCGCCCTGGTAGATAGTCCGCTGCGGATCGGTGCCGACAAACAGGCCGTAGCCGGTGGCCGACGCATCCCAGTCGACATCCGGGACGGTGATCGTGTTCGTCGACGTACCGGCCGGCACATCGATCTGGCACTGGATCGATGGGGCCGAGAGGCCGCCCGGGCCGATCGCGACGAGCTCGACGTAATAGCGAGTGTTGCCGGGCAGCGCACCGCCAGTGGAGGCAGTGTTCCCTTGGTGGGGAATCCACGGGGCGCGGAAGCCCGCCGGAAAGGTGTTCACGGGGAGCTTGCTCGAGGCGCGCAGCTGGTAGAGATCAGCGTCGTCTCGGGTTGCGGTCAGCCCGAAGAAACGCTCGCGACCATACATCGGATCCGGATTGGTCAGCCCGCCAGTGGCGGTGTTGCCGAAGATGGGGTATGGCGGCCTCGCCAAGCGGTTCCGCCGCGAGCCGCTGAAGCGCGGCGAGTCCTCCTGGCCAAACGTGTCGAGATACCACTCGTCGGAGTGCCAGCGGAGCGTCAGCTTACAGTACTCGTAGTTCGTGGTGGGTTGCACGCGCTCAATGCGCATCAGCTGGTTCGAGATGCCGTGCTGCGCGTAGCTGAGCCGTACGATCTGGCCGATCTGGAGGCGGACGGCGCGGAACGTGGTCTCGAATTCGCACATCCAAGTGCCGCCGGCGTCGCCGAAACCCGCGTTGCGGGGGTTGCCTAGCAGCTGCCGGGCCATCCATGTCGAGATCACGCGTCGTGCGTGGTCGTGCGAGGCCACGCCGACGAGCGGAAACGAGCCGGGCTTTTCGACACCGCCATCGCGGATCAGGCCGTCGACATCGATGATTGTCTCGCTGTCGAGCGAATAGTTGTTGTGCCGGTCCTGGAACTGGTGGCCGACGCGGTTCGGGAGAGCGGAGGGCGCGAAAAGGCGGAACGTGCTCTGGCCGCCGCGGCGCAGGATGTTCGATTCCGAGAAGTCATACGCTACGTACCCGTTCGCGGCCGTGCCGTCGGCGAGTTTGGAGGCGATCGCCGTGCTGTAGTTGCTCCCGGCAACGGGAGCGGCCTGCTGCGCGGCGAGCGTCTGCTCGATGACGAGCTTGAGCTTCGCGTCGGCGTCTGAGTTGGCGACCAGCAACGCGCGGCAGGCGTTGCGGGCGCCCCGCAGGATCTCGGAGGCGGGTTGGCGTTGGTCCAACACGACGGAGCCGGTGAATCGGCCGTGCGTGTTGTTGAGTCCGTCGTGGTCCTTGAAGGTGACCGACGCCGCGCAGATGGCCGCGGCATCGATGAAGCTCTGGATGTCGAGGTCCGAATAAGACAGCCCGGACCAGATCAGCTGGTCCATGATGATCCAGGCGAGGTTCTCGTTGTCGGGATAGCCCGCCTTCGTGTACGTCGAGACGTCGGTGTACTTTCGCAGTTTTGGTCCGCGCAGGAGGACTCGGACGCGCGGGACGGCTGACGATTCGGCGAGCCGCCGAGGTACGACGCACTCGAGGACGCAGATGCTGCCGTAGGGATCGCCGGCCGAGTCATAGCCTGCGTCGGCATTGGGGGCGCCGTCGCGGTCGCCGCGGTTGACGAGGTTCCAACGGAACAACGCGTCTGCGACGGGCAGCGCGCCGTGGGACATGTCCGTCGCGGCGGGCAGTTCGACGTCGTTGACCACGACGCGGAGGATCTGGTCGACTTCGCCCCAGCAGACCAGGCACTCGAAACGTGTCGAGTTGGCGTCGCCAATCACATTGGCGATCTTGGGCTCTACCCAGGCTGTGCCCCATACGAGGGGGATCACGTCGCCGTACTTGGCCTCGTTCGACGTGTTGGAACCCTCCTCCCACGTTGCCTGGGGCTTATATGCACGCGAGCGCCAGGACTTCGGCGGGTCCCATTGCACGCCGCTGAAGCGCCCGGTGGTTCGGGAGGAGGAGTCCTGCGTGTACATGCCCCGCGCGACGCAGTGCTCCTTGGTCCGGTTGCACGAGGTGAACGCGGTCGTGCCCGACGAATAGTTGCCGCGCGCGTTCGCCCCGGTCGCATCCGGCGAGTAACCGCAACCGTAGAAGAGTGAGTCCTCGTTGTCCGCGCCGTGCTGCCGCTCGGCCGCCGTGCGGGGGAAGTGGTGCAGGCAGCGCGGCTGGATGCGCGCGGTGGGCAGCTGCGCGTTGGCGAGGGCGAGGAGCGAGGTCGCGGTGACGCGGAGGCGCGTCTCATCGACCTCCGGCGCTCCGCAGATGCCGCGGAACTTGGTGATCGAGTCGCTACTGAAATCGTTCTGGCCCGGCGTCCAGAAAATGAACGTGAGCACGAGCCGTGCGCCGCGCCATCCGCGGTCGATCTCGTGTTGCCACATCGCGCCGTCGGCGTTGTTTAGTTCGAGCGTCACGCTCGGCGCGATGTCGATCCCGCCGTCCGAGAGCGCCTGAATCGCGGCGATGTCCTGGTTGAGGATGCGCGGCAGGTAGTCGTTGCCGGCATAGCTGAAGCCCGCGTCGGCGGTGCGCAGGCCGTCGGTGGAGAGGCGCAGGATCGTGCCGTCGAGGAACGTCACCGTCGCCAGGAGCAGCGGGCGCGGCGCTTGCGCCTGCTCCTTGGCGGTGTTGATCGTTCCGATGGGCATTACGGGGCGAGAGAGAGCATCGCGATAACGCGGTTCACGGGCGTGACTGAGGCGTCGGCGATCGTGGCCGGGCAGGTGACGCCGGTTCCAGTGCCGGTGATGGCGCCGGTCACGTTCGCGATCTGTTTGGTCAGGAACGTGGATCCGCCATCGAATTCGTTCAGAACGATGGCGCCGATGGACTCGGCCGAACTGCGGATCCCGGGGGTGGCCTCCGCGCCCCACCCGAGAAAGTAGTTCTGGCCGGCTGGCAATGTGAGCTTCCCGGATGCCACGGCGGACCCGGAGGCCCACGGGAACCTGGTGACCCTCGCGGTCGAGACCACGACTCCGCTGGTTTGTGCAATGCGCGTCAGCTCGCCATTGGCGGCCCGGGTGTAGATGCAGCCGCATGCCCCGGTCCCCGGCGCGGCGCCGGAGGTGATCTGCACGGCCATGGCGCGGAACTCCATCGACGCCTGAGTCTGGAAGGCCTGAAGATAGAGCGTTCCAGCTGTGGCAGTGAGGGTGCCGGCATAGTACGGGATGCCATGTGGCACAAACCAGGCGTCTCCCGGATTACTCGTGAGGCCGGACGATGTGGGCAGACAGTTGCCGCCGGCGGAGTCCCGGCAGTGAAGTTTGTTGCCGACGTTGGCGATCCGAATGGACCCGGCCGGAGGCGATGAGGGCGGACTGGGCAGCTCGGCGAAGTCCCTGGCGCCATTGATGAGCGTCTGGGCGGCGCACGGGACGGCAAGCAGGAGGCAGAACCATCGCGTCATAGGGATTCCTCCACCGGGCGGAGTGCGCTCACGATGCCCCTGGCGGCGGCACACCAAGCGCGCTGAATGCGTGGAGCAAGGTGCCGCCATTCGGGGATCTTTGCGCCAGTCGCCAGGCTCACGCCGCCGGCGTCGCGGCGGTAGCTCTCATATCCCGCCTCGGCGAGGCGAAGCAGTTCCTGTTCGTTCATGCTGCCATTGCTCCTTTGAACTTCGCCGTCCAGGCGTCGCGCCGCCATCTCGCACCAGCGCTCGTCAACGTCGATGCCGATGGCGCGGCGTCCCATGTCGCGGCGACGAGCGTCGATCCCCCACCGAGGAACGGATCGAGGACGAGGTCGCCGGGCTGCGAGTGCAGCGCGATGAAGTGCGCGGAGAGTGCGACGGGCTTCGGCGTCGGATGGTCGGTCGCTTTGGGGATGATCTTGCGAATGTGGCGGATCACGTTCTCGACCTTATGGCTGGTGTCGTACCATCGGCACGCGGCGCCGGGTTGCTGTGCGACGAGCACCGTCTCGTAGCTGCGCCGGTAGTGCCAACCCATTCCCATGGGTCCCTTGTCCCAGATCACCTGCTGCTTGAAGTCGAACACCTCGTCGAGCCACAACGACCAGCGGGCAAACTGCGGATCGGGGCCGCCGCCGCCGCCGCAGCAGCAGCAGCAGCAGCCGCGCGTAAGCACTCGCGCCCACAGCGGCAGCGAGCCGCGGAAGATGTCGTTCGCTTCTGGACCGTCGTTGGCGATGGGTCGCGCAATCGCCTGTACTTTCGCGGGACGGCCGAGAGCAGCCTCCCGCCGGTGGATCAGATCCCCGTTGTTGTTGTTGTGCCCATACGGCGGATCCGTGAAGATCATCCCCACGCTGCCTGCGCGAAGCGATGGCAGCACGTCGCGCGAATCGGCGTGATAGATCGCGAAGCGATGCCGCCGCGCCGGTAGTAGGGTCTCAAGCGTGGAACTCCTCAATCGTGAAGTTGACGGCCCAGTTATCCGGGCCATTGTGGACAGCGCTCAGTTCGTCACTGCCGAAGCGGCAGTTGGGCCGGTAGCCGTAGAGCATCGGCGAGCGGGCATACGCGCCGGCGCCAGGCGTGGCCGCAACCTGGGCGCCGAACACTTGCACCGTGGCGCTCCCGATGCCAATGAGCATCGAGATCGTTCCGGTGTCCACGATCGTGCGCGTATATTCGACCCGCACCCACTCGCCCGCCGGCAGCACGCGTTCCGTGTAGACGTTGCTGCCGTCGAGGAACCCGACGGAGCACGTGACGCCGCCCGTCGCGTGGCGTAGCCATGCCGAGGCGCACAGCACACGACCGTTGAGGCCGGTGGGCTCGAGGTCGATCTGCATGTACGCCGCGCCGGTCGAGCCGGTCACGCTCGTCGCGCGCGAGCCGCCCCATGGGTCGGTCACGCTCGAGCCCACGGTCACGCTCGACTTCGTCCAGGCCGCCTGCGAGAAGTCCTCGCTGTACTCGACCAGGTTGCCGGCGGGGTCAAGCCACTCGAACGACTCGTATCGACCTTTGCGGGCATCGAAGAAGGCGCGGATTGAGTTGAGCTCGTCGTCGGTGAGTGACTGATACGTGAGCGTATACGTCGCGAGCGCGTTCGCGCGCCAATAGCGCGCGTAGCGCCGCCCGCTTGGCTGTTCCTCACTCGTCGTGCGCGCCGCGAAGGCGCGGGTGTACCGACGCTGGACGATGAGACCGCGCGCGTTGAGTTGTGGAAAGAGTGCCACGGACGGCGAAGCGCCTCGGAGGATGGACGCCCGCCGTTTCCGATTCCCCCAGTGGACTGGGGGTATTCCGCGCGGGCCGTGGGAGCCAGCGCGAAACAGGAGATTAGCAGGCGCGGCGGGGGCTCGTCAAGAGCCTAGTTTGGCCGCCACTGGCGGCAGCGAATTTGCGCGGACGCGAGCATCGGCTTCGTGAACGTCCAGGCGATCTCGTCCTGGTCGAACATCATGTTCGAGTACAACGTTCCGCCCACAGTGACGTCCCAGGTGGTATCGTACCGGCCCTTCATTGAGCGGAAAAATTCTTCCACGTTCGACACCTCGTAGCCGTCGAGATCGACGAGGTTGAGCGTAAACGTCGCCGTGCCCTGCGCGACGGGCCAGCGTTGCTCGGAGTCGTCGCAGAACTGCGCGACCTCGGTCGCGTACCGGCGCCCGCGCTGGGTGCCGTACATCGCGACCTGGCCGGTCGCGAGGGTGGGGAAGCTGGCCATCCTTACTTCAAGCCGGCGAGGATGCCCTCGATCTGTTCGCGCTGCTCCTGGCGCAGGAACAGCTTACCCAGTGGCCACCACATGTGGAACCAGGCGAGGGCCTGCGCCCTCCGGACCTCGGGGGGCTGCCCCTCGAGGAGGAGATTGACCAGCCGCAATGCCTGCTCAACGATGCCCCAAGGCATGTCAGACGAGCCTCGCCGTCTTCAATTCGGCGAGCCAGGAGCGCATCGCCGCGGCTTCGCCGTTGCGGATGATCGAGTTGGCCAGCAAGCCGGCTGAGAAGGACTCGCCGAAGGGTTTCGGTTGGCCGTCGGCGTCCGTCACGGTCCTGCCGTTGGTCGCGAAGATCTGCCGCTCGACCGTTCGGGTGAACGGACCGAGGTCGCGCCGCTTGTCATCCAGCGTAAGCCGGACCTGGCTGTAGCCAGCCGTCTGGACCGCCGACTGACAGATCGCCAGGACGCGCGCGGCGGTCTCCGCCGTCGCGAATCCAAGCGGGTTGAGGAAGGGCCACGCAAAGTGCAGCCCAAAAGGGCCGCTCCAGGTCGCGCGTTCGAAGGTCCAGCCCGTGGGCGTGCCGTCCTCGCGGTAGGTCATGCCGGTGGTGGGGTCGAAGTAGAGTCCCCAGTATTCGGGCAACTGAAGGACTTCCTGTTTGGTCATTTTGATGCTCCTAGTTCGGGAGTATGGACAGGCCGCGGACCGTGTCGCGGAGGTCCGTGCCCTCGAGGATGGCGTCGCGGACCGCGGTGGCGATGTCCTGCCGGCGATCCGCGATTGAGCGGGCGTCGAGGGCGTCGATCCGCACGTACACCGGCCTCTCAATCACACGGACATTGCCGCGAAAGTCGTAGTCGACCGCATTGCCGTAGCGGTCGCTGACGACATCGACGCCAGCGGGCGCCGTGTAGCGCGCGGCGTTCAGCCGCTCGATCTGTTCCCGCTCGGCCTGCGCCTTGCGGTCGGGCAGGAATGAGCGGACCAGCCCGGTGAGCAACGCAGCGGCCTGGAGGAACGGCTGCTGCGGGCCCGGGATCAGGGACGCCGCGCCCAGCGCCGAACTGGCCGCAGTGAGCCCTCCGCCGAGCCCACCCTCGCGGATGCCGCTGTAGACGCCAAAGGCGCCCGCGGCCGCGGCGGCGCCGTAGCCCAGGCCTCTCTGGAGGGCGCCGATGCCTTTGCCGGCCGCCGGCGTCGAGGGGACGCCGAGCAGGTTGAGCGCCAAGTTCGCGTTCCGACCGGCCAGCCCAGCCGAGAGAGGCAGATCGCCCGATCCGCCCCGGCCCAACAGCGAGAAGATGACACCCAGGCCGCCGGGCGCGCCCTGGAGTACTCCGCCGGGGACACTGATCGCGCCATCGGAGCCGATCGCGATAGGCCCGCCGGCGAGCTGGCCGGTCAGGCGGTCCACGCTCCTGGTCAGCCGCCCGAGGGCGGCCGAGTTGCGATCGAGCGGCTTCTGGGCGTTTGCGGGGTCGAAGATCGTGCCGCGCAGAAGGCGTCCGAGTCCGGAGGCCTCGCCGATCCGGCCGAGCGTGCCGCCGGCGGCTTGAAAGAACTCCGAAGAAGCGTTCACGAAGAGTTGGCGCCCGAGGATGTCCACCTGGCCGCGCACTAAGTCGCGGAGGCCCCCGCCGCCGCGCTGGCGGATGGCGTCGTAGACGCGGCCAGCGGTCTCCTCGTAGCGACGGATGTTGTCTTGCTGGAGCTGGGCGAGCCGTTCCTCAAGCGCGATGCGGGCATCCTGGCGCTCGAGTTCGGTGGCCGCGGAGCGCAGGCGCAGTTCGTAGACGGCCCGGGCGGCCGCCAGCTCGCCGCCGGGACCGGCGGTCAGCTCGATCATGCGGAGGCGGTGGTCGCGCTCCCGCGTCCGCATCTGCTCGCGCTGGTCGCCCTCGGCCTTCAGCCTCGCCGCGAGTCCGGCAGCATAGGCCTTGTCCTGCTCGGCGCCAGGCGCCGCACCGAGATCGCCGGCGCGGAACACCGAGCCCACATCCACAAACGAGCCGTCGCCCAGCTGGACGACTGTGCGCCGCGACTCGCCGGGGCGGAACAACGACGGCGCGAGCCTGCGGCCGTCCGCCGCGACTCGCCGGGGCGGAAGCGGATTGTCCGACTCGCGGTGCTCGAACTTGCCGAGCCGCTCGACCAGGCGGGCGTGCTCGGCGGTTTCCTGTTTGCGCTTTCGTTCCGCCTCGACGGCACGCTCGAGGTAGGCGATTTCCGCCTGGGCGCGGCGGAACCGGTCTACGTCGACAACCCGCTGGGCTTCGTCGCGCTCGCGGTGGGCGTCGCGGAGACGGTCTTCCAGACCGAGGGTGCGCTGTAGCTCGGCGTTGATCTTCTGGAGGTCGCTGGTCCGCCGGCTTGCCAGGACCTGCTCTAGGGTGGCGGGTTTCGCCCCCTTCGGGGCGGGGGCATCCAGCGGCAGGATACCGCCGGACAGCAGAATATCCCGGTCGCGGTTGGCCTCGGCGATCGCCTGCGACAACGGCTTGACGTTTTTCGGATCGACCCCAAAGCCGAGGAAGTTTGCTATCGCGGTCTCAGTCTCCTGCCGGAGGGCTTGCAGCGACCGGCGCATGCGGTGCACCGCGTTGCCCAGGTTGCGGGCCGTCTTAAGACCGACGTCGTCAAAACCTACACCCATCGCCCGGTAGGCTTCGAGCGTACGCCCGAACTCGGAGTTGAGCTGCGGGAGCAGATCGAGTCCGCTCCGCCCGAGAACGTCGACGGCGAGCTGCGCGCGCCGAGCCGGGTCCTGGACAGAGCCAATCGCTTTGGTGAAGTCCAGCCAGATCTGGCCCATCGGGCGGATCGCGCCGAAGCCATCCTCGACCACGACGTTGAGGTCACGCAGGGCTCGCCGCGCTTTGCTGCTTTCGGATCCGCCTTCGGTCAGCGTGTGGCTGAGCGAACGCATCGCAGAGGTATAGGCGTTGGCGGAAAGTCCAGCATCCTCGGCGGCGGCCTCAAACAGTCCCACCTCCCGTACGGTCAACCCCGTTTGGGCCGCCGTGTGGGCCTGCTGCTCCGCCAGTTTGGCCATCGCCGGCCCGGCGCGCAACAATGCGCCGGCGGCGCTCAAGGTGACGTCGATGACCTTGGTCCAGACACCGACGCTGAAGCCGAGCGAAGCCGACATCGCCGCGCTTGAAGCGACAGCCTTGCCGGCCGCGGAGTCGTAGTCCCGGAGACCACCGGCGGCGCGGCGGACCGCGTCGTCGCTCGCCTTGACGGATTCCACTATCTTCCGGAGCTGCTCGGCCCCTTCGGGCCGCAGGCGATAGACAAGCTCCGCGGACATCTTGTTTACCTGGCGGCGAGAACCTCACAGGGTTGCAGCGAACCGCCGACCCCCTTGAAGAACCCGGTGGCCACTCCCTTGATCGCGACCTGCTGCCCGGCGCTGAGACCCAGGACGCGCCCCGAACCGTAGCACTTTACCTCGATCCTCAGTTCATCGACGTACACCACTACGAACGGAACGTCGGCGAAGGTACTCCGCCCGGACTCGGTTACGTGGCCAACGAATGACAACGTCTTGCCCTCAAGCTGAGGCAGTTCCGAAGATGAAGTCGCCGAAACCACCACCATCATGAGCAATAGCGGCGCAAGTATGAACAGGCAGACTCCACCGAGCAGCCAACGCATCACGCGCCAACTCCCTCATCACGGGCGCGGATCAGATTCGCCAGCGTTTCGCGCAAGCCGCGTTTCGCCGGCGCCGGCATTTCGTCAAGCAGAGTGGCCCAGTCCTCATTGCCGAGGCCCATGAGCGCCCGAATCAGTGCCGGGTCGGACGTGAGCACGTCGCCGGCGGGCAGGTCGTGAGACAGTTGCATTTGAGTGCACCTCCTGCCCGTAGTGGTGCGGGGAGCGCGGCGATCCTCTCACGCTTTCTTTTGACTTACGAGTGCATCGCCCGGTGAAGGGCGTTCTCGTACCTGACGTCTTCCTGGGCCATCACTTCCCAGGCGTCCGCCATCTCCGCCGGCCAGTCGCTGAGCGCCGCTGCGATCGCCGCCGCGCCCGACGCCTCCCGCAGCCGCCGGGCGCGAAAGAACTCCTCGACGTAGGCGGTGAGGTGCGGCTTGTCTGAGAGCAGCGAGACCGGGCATTCCTGCGACTCGACGCCTTCGACGCTGAAGTACTTCTCGTCCGGCTCGGGCGTCCGGTAGTCCGGCCGCCAGGGCGACGGCCGCGCCGGCGTGATGCCGATCAGGCGGCAGGCGCGGTGATCGAGGCGGTATTGCTCGACGCGCTTGCACCTGGCGCAGTTGTAACGGCGGTCTCCCCACCCTCCACTGCGCCAGAAGTGGAAGGCGACCCGGAGTTTGGGCGGTCGGCGTCCGCCAGTCCGGAGGCGGCCAGGACGGCGTCCAGTATCTCGCGGTAGAGGCGCGGGCACGGGACACGCGCCAGGCCGGCGGCGTCGGTGATGGCTTCACCGTCGAGCGTGAGGCCTTCGATCCAGGCGATCCCGGCCGCGAGGTACGCGGGGTTGATCTCCGTCTGCTGGATGAGCGCTTCGCGCTCGACCAGCTCGGCGAGCTCGCGGCGCTCCGACGCGAGCAACTCGCCGACCAACACCTGATCCGCGGGCTTGCGGAGCCGCTCGGCCGCCCGGTCGAGCAGGTCCGCCCGTTCGGATTCGAGCGCGCGCAGGCGGCCGAAAGCGGCGGCGAGGTCAAGGCGGAGCTTGAGACGGGTGCCCTCGGTCATGCGGCGCACGCCGAAGCTGACGCCGGGCACCTGCCGGGATTCGTGGCGGATCAGACTGGTGAAGTTCATCAGAAGAACCACATCGTGAGTTCGTCGTTGTTGTTGGTCGGGCCGTAGGCGCGGCCCTTGAACGAGCGCTTCGTCTCCCGCTTGTCGCCGTCCGAGCCCTCGTGCTCCCACTGTACGTTGCGGGCGTAGATCAGCACGGTACCGGGATTGGTGTTGCCGATCCGGAGGACGACGTCCATCTGCGCCTTCGACTTCGCGTACGAGTATAGATCCTTGGCGCCGTCGGTGTCGTTGTCGATCAGCTGCACGTCGAGAATAACAGTGCGCTCATCGCCGGTCGTACGGTTGAATCCCGTTTCGTCGAGACAGGGTGGATCGCCGAGGTCGAGCCCGGTGGAGATGTCCAGCGCTGCGCTCGCGATGCACGGTACGCTCTTGCCGCCGAATATGGCCGCGCCGAAGAAGGCGGTGATCGCGCCCCCGTCCGTGGGGAGCGTGCCGCTCGGCTCGCTGGGGAACGCGGTGAGCTGGCCGGCTTCGGAGAGCGTGAGCGTCGAGAAGGTGTCATTGTCCAGCACGCGGATGCCCCGGCCGGACGCGCTGAACTGCGCATGGCGGATGCCGCCGAACTCGAACTTCGCCTGTCGCGGGAACAGTCCGTAGCCGAGCCACTGCTTGAGGGTCGTGACCGGATTGAACACGGCGGCGACGAAGGGCAGGAAGGTCGACGCGAAGGTGAACTTCTTCGCGACCCTCGTCACAGAACCACCGCTCGTATAAGAGCCGTTCCCGGTGGACCCGATCAGCTCATAGGTGTTGGTCGTGGTGTTGGCGATGACCCACGCGCCGTTGGCGGCCGTGTTGCCGCCCACACCGGAAATGAACACGGCGTCACCGTTTGCGTAGCCGTGCGCCGTCTGCGTGATGACGATCGGCGAAGCGTTTGTCGCCCCGCTCACGCTGCCGGTGCCGGTTACGCTCGTCGGCGCCTGGCCGAACAGGGAGCGCAGAATCGGATCGTGCGGAGGCGTGGCTCCGCCCGTCGCGCCGCAGGCGAGCGAGGCGTCAATCGACCACTCGGCGGTTTCGACGGACCGCGTGCCGGGCGTCCCGGTGCGCGACCCAGTAAGGTCCTCGCGGACGAGTGTGTCCACGACAGACCTCATCGAGAACGACTTGTAGCGCGCATAGTTGGTCACGGCCAGCGTGCTCGCGCCGCCCGAGTTGGGGACGGTCAGCAGCGACGTCTGGGCCTGGAGGTAGAGACGGTCGAGCCGGCCTTCGCGGAAGTTGGGCATGGGGTGCTCCTGGTTGTGTGGCAGTCGGGGTCAGTCGGTGTGCACGCCAAAAACGAGGCGCGCGGTGATGGTTTGCCGCCAGTCGCTGTCGGCGGGGATGACGGGGCCGCGGGCGACGCTCATGTCGCCCCCAAAAGTGAGCGCGGGATCGCGCGTCCATTGGCGCGAGAGAAACAAGCGGTACAGCGTCTCCTCAACAGCGTCGGCGGCGGCCTCGTAGTTCCGCACGGCGTTGCCGCCGCGCTGCTGGAGATGCATTGCGATAATGGCCACGACCTGCCCCGAAAACAGGGGGCCCACCTGGGCGACAGTGTTGGCGCTCGACTGGGTATAGAGCACCATCACCGGCCGCCGGGCCGCGGCCGAGCCGAGGACGTCGTCTATGTCGATGGCGCCCTCGTAGAACTGCCGGGAGGCGGGGCCGAAGTCGATCGTGATGGGGGCGACGCCGTAATCGCCCGCCAGCGCCGCGTGGACGGCGGCGAAACCCTCAGCCGGGTCGGCGAGCCGCTCGCGGATCGCGTCGCGGACGGCGCGGGATACCGGGTATGCGCTCATGGGGTCTGTTAGGGCTGGTTGGCCCGGGCGCGATGCTCCGCGCGCCAGACCAGCATGCCGATCATGATCCGGACGTCCTCGGGCGCGGTTCCGAGGAAGCGGCGCTGCGGCATCCGCGCGGTGCCGGTCGTGTGATACTCGGCGATCTCGGCCTTGTCGGCGCTGTAGATGCCGATGCGCCCTTCGAGCGGGCCGACGACGCGCGACACCAGCGCCTGTAACATGTGCGGCGCGCTGGGCCCGGTGAGATCGACGCCCGAGCGCCCGAGCGCGCGTTTGAACGCGGCGTAAGACTCGAAGCGGACACCGCCGCTGGCGGTCACGCTGCCCGCGCCGAGCTTTTTGGCGAACCGCTTGGCCGCGGCGGCGCGCTGCTTGGGCGACTTCGTGCCGTGCCCGTGCGGGTACCAGGTGTACGGTGCGCGCGTGCTGTAGGGGGCGAACGGCCGCCCGAGGTAGTCCCGGCCTTGCCCGGTGAGGCTGACGACGCGCGCCCGCTTCCATTCGCAGATGGCGAGCACGTCGGCTTCGGTAGGCAGCAGGGCGTCGACGTGTGCAGCGACGACGCGCACGGGGTCGCCGCCGCCGGTGAGGCGGAGCGTAGCTTCGCTGGGCATGGGTTCTGTACTCGGAAGTGGGGCGGGCGTCCGGGTCGACTGCGGACTAGCTGTCCATGTCCAGCGGGATCTCGGGCGCGACCATCGGCACGCCGGTGCGGAGCGCTTCCTCGGCGAGCTCCCAGCACTCGCTCAGCCGTGACTGATAGTGCATGTAGGGGATGCCCTCGCCAAAGCGATCATAGTAGGCGCGCCGCAACTCAGCGATTTGCTCGTCGGTGCGGGGCGTGGTGGCAACCATGGCAATTCCTATTCTACGCTCCTGAGCCACCGCTCGAACGCCTTCGCGACCTCTCCAGATTCGCGCATCAGCACGCCCCACGCGGTGCGATCCGAACGGGAGTACAGAGCGCCGAGGTTGGCGAACGCCTCGCGGAAGCGGCGATCCGGGTCGGCCATGTAGTAGAGCGGCTTGTGCCCGCCTACGATCCGGCCCATGGTCAGCGCGCTAAAGAAGTCCGCGGCGTACAAGTCCTTCGGCAGTTCGTGACGGATCATTGCGGCGAGTGCCTTTTGCGCGGCGAGATCCGAGCTGAGCCGTCTGGACTCATCGGCGAGCGCCTGGCCGATCGCCGTGCGCCGGTCCGCAGAGACCGTTAGAAACGGCTCAGCCGCAAGCGAGTAGTCCACGTGGTGGAAGGTCTCGTGCGCCCAGAAATCGCGCGTTGGCTCCTTGGCCACCAATATCGTATTCGTGCTTCGGCGGTAGCCGTTCTCGATGCTGCTCTGCGCGAGTCCCACCGCGGGCAGCCGCCCGAACACGCCTCGCAGCGATTCCGGCGTATTGCGCCACGCCTCGCGATAGAGGGTCGCCAGCCGCTCGGGCGTGCCGTCGATCAGCAGCGGCGCGTCGCGGCGCTCGGGTGCGCGGTCCACGTGCGCCGCTGGCACAAGCGCAGCTACTACCCATTGGTGCCGGCAGCGGTAGCCGCCGCCCGACAGCATCACGTTCGGGAGCTGGCCATTGTCCATGCGGCCGATCTCGGCGCGCGTGTACGAGCCGTCATCCGCGGTGGACGCCGGCGCAAACAGGCGCCGCTTGCCCTGGTGCCGGTCGATGGCCTTGCCCTGGTGCACGGCGTCGCAGAACGGACGTTCCAGCTTGTCGTGTGGCCCGACGAAGCGGAAACGCAACGGCTCGGACTGCGTCTCCTCGATCCGCGCGTAGCCGCGCTCGTGGACAGAGCGCAGGAAGATGGTGGCCGCGGTATCCGCGATGTTCGCCGCGACCGCGGGCGCTTGCGCCATCCGCTTCTGGATGGTTTCGTAGAGGCGGGACAAAGGCAGTCCGCCGAGGCTGAACAGCGCCTGGTCCCGGACCGCGTTCGCCGCGGCCTCCATGACACCCCGCACCTGCTCCTCGGCCGAGAGCTTCGAGTTGGCCAAAAATGCGATGTCCTGCCTGGTCCAGTCCATCGCCGGCAAGCCCATGAGATCTAGCACCTCATTGAAGAGCGGCATCTGACGGGCGAAAGTGGCCGACCACTGTTCGAGCCGCTGGTCGAGGCCGGCCCGCTTCAGTTCGCCCTTGATCTGGAGGGCGAGCCGTCGGAGCGTTTCACGCGTGCGCTTCGAGGGCTCGACCTGGCCGTCGGGCGCCTTGAGCCGCGCGGCGAGCCAGGTCTGGACCCGCGGGATCGCGTGGGCGAGCATGCGGTCGAGGTCGGCGCGGAGTTCGGCGACCGCATCATCAATGAGCCGGTTCTGCTCGCGGAGGATCGCGGCGAGTTTCTCCTGCTTGTTCGGCATCCTCTTCGGTTTCGCTCGGCAGCTCGTTGGTCCAGGCGACCAGGTCAGGCCCTGGCTCGACCGGCGGACTCCACGCGGTGTGAAAGCCGATGGACCGCCGACGCGGCCGTCCACGGGCGTCGTAGAGCACGACGGGCATCAGGACCGCTGCAAGACCGGAATGAACGCCATGTGCTGCTCGGCGCGCTGGCCCGGGCCGAGCATCGTGCCGGTCGCCACGGGCGCCTCAGCGAGCGTGTAGGTCTTGGTCTCGATTGGGACCGGGTCGCTCGTCTGCCGCCAGAGCGTTCCGCCGGCCCCGCCGGCGTAAACATGCCAGCCGGAAGGCACGTGCAGGGCCAGGGCGGTATCGCCCAGGTAGGTATGGGTCGGCCACAGCAGCGACGAGATGTCGGCCCGCAGGAGCTCGCCGGCGCCGACGGTGACCGAGGCCAGCTGAGAGGGCCCGGACTCGACACCGTCGGCGGATACCCAGGTGACGGCCACATCGTAGCTCGCCGGCGACGGCGCGGATCCACCCGATACCGCGGAGGCGACAAGCGATCCGGCGGATCCGCGTTCGTGCCGGGACCCTGGGGCAGGGAAGGGTTGGGCGACCACCGGGAGCCCGCGGCGGGCGAGCACCAACCAGGCGAGCCTGGCTTTGGCGCCGTAGCGGTCGGCCTTCGCGGTGTACCGGTCGGCCTGGGTGCGACTGCCGGCGGCTTCGTACAGGAGCATGAGGGCTCTCGCCTGCATCCATCGCTGGAGAGGCGAAAGCTTGTCGAGGTAGTCGTCGCTCGCGACGATCTGTGAGAGCATCACGCGCGGCCGCGCGGTTGCCAGGGGAGCTTCGATTCGCCCCTGCCAGTGGGTCACGCTGCCCCCGAAGGCGTCCATCCGCGCGAGCAGCTCGTCTGCGCAGGATTGCCAGTTTTCCTTGAGGATCACCTCGATGTCGATTCCTTCGGCAGCCGCGACCTCGGCCACCTCCGGATCGAGGTTGGCCAAGTCAGTGGCCGTCAGCAGGTCGCAGTCCGTGTACAACATGCGAAAAAACGGGGGGCGGGAACGGGCCCGCCCCCAATGGAGGGAGGAAAAGCCAGGATGCGCGCGTCAGAGGGCCGTATCGATCACGCGGTACGTCACGGTGATCCTCAGGGTGCCGTCGCCCGAAGTGGGGTTGCTGCTCGAGGACAGCGTCAGAGCCTTGTTGGTTAAGTTGATGGTGCTTTTCAGGTCGCTATAGGCGCCGTTGCCGGCGCCGAAGATCCCGCCCCATTGGCAGGCGGCGTCCGAGGTGCGGGTGATCAGGCTTTGGCCCGCGCCCACACAGTTAGTCGCCACGGCGGTATGGCCGCTCGCCGAGGAGCCGAAGAACAGCGCGAGGAACGAGGCCGCACTGTAGGTGGCCGTGCCGTAGTCGTACTCGATCAGGATGTGCAACGGCACGATCTGCTTGTTGGCGCCAGGCGCCGCGATGATCTCCTTCGGCGTGGTGCTGATGGCCAAGATCTCGGCGCTCGACACGTTGACCGTTACCGTGCGGATGTCGTGGACGTACCCGGCCGCCGGACTGATCGCTCCCGTGGTGGCGTTCACGCTGAGCGACGGCACGGTCGTCGATAAAGGGGGTGAATAGTCCGTGCCGGCGATGGCATTCGCCAGCGCGCCGCCCGAGTTGGCCTTGAGGAGGGCCGTGCCGGACGGTGGAGCAAGGTAATCCGTGCCGGCCACGGCCGCACCGATAACCCCGGTCGTCAGTTTGGGGATACCCGTGGTGGTCGCTCGCTTGATCGTCTTGCCCGTGGTGCCGGAAAACAGAGCGAGTTCGCTGTCGACGGACGAACTGGGGCCGGTCACGTCGCCCGTGCCGCCGCCGGTGGCGGCCTGCTTGACCCACTCGCGACCCAGGCAAACGTAGATGTTCTCCCCACGCGTTCCCGTCGTCAGGACAAAGATGCGGCCCTGGACGCAGTCCGCCGGCAGGACTGGGCCGACGTCGATCTGCGCGCTCGCAGGCCCGGCCAGCAGTCCGGCGATCACGCAGGCAAGGTGGCGGTTCATGGTCAGTACTTCAGGACAGCCTGATACACGACGGTGCCGGAGCCCGTGATGCTCTCAAGTCGCAGCCGCAGGACGGCAGATGACGTGCCGAAGCGGAGCGCCGGGAAGTCCTTTTTCGTGAACGCGAACGTCTTCGGCTGATTGATCTCGCCGGCGACATGCACAACGGGGCCGGGCAGCTGGTTCGTGAACGCGTCGACCGAATCGTTGAGGCTGAACCGGGCGGTCGCACCCGCGCTCAGCGCATGCACGGTCAGCTCGATCGTCCAATCCGAAGTGATGCCCGAGATATCGACCGACGAACCGTTAAACGCGGACGTCTTCGATACCTTGTCCTGGATCATGGTCTGGGTCATTGGGAGTCTCCTTTACTTGGTTTTCTTCTCGCCCTGCCGCGCGACGCGATGCGCCAGGTCGGGCAGCGTCGCGACGAACAGGTCGCGGGCCGCGTCTCGGGCGGCGGCTTCGGCCCGCGCCGCCTCCTGGGCCGCCTGGTAGGCGGCGGCCTCTTCGCTGCTGCAGAGCCGATGGGTCTCGTTCGCGATGAGGCGTGCGGCGTTATACCGCGACACCCAGAAGATCGCACCGCCGGTGATGTTCAGTTTGGGCTTGTCGAGGCTGATCACCAGGACGAAGGGGTCCGGAATCGTCTTTTCGATTGCCCGGACCTGCGCCCAGTACTCTTGCGGGTTCATGGTCAGTTGGCCAGCACAACAACGGCGTGATTGTTCCGCAGGACACCGACGCCGTAGAGGCAGTCCACGGTGAACTGCTGGGCCAGCGTGTTCGGCTGATAGGACATGACAATGCGGAATCCGTAGCCGCCGAGCTCCACGAATTCGGTGATGGCGCCCGTTCCGGGAAGGACATTCGGCAAGCGGCGCATCACCAGCGCCAAAGCGTTCCGGTGGAACGCCAGGTTGTAGCTGGTGCCGCTCACATACGAAACAAACTGCGAGCGGTAGACGTTGAAGTTCTTGATCATGCCGAGCGCGCCCTTCTGGATGGCCTGCGCGTTGCCGATCGTCTGCATTTCGCTGAAGCGGGACAGGCCGCGCAGCGTCGAGTACGGCGTCGCGGCGACGACCAGGTGCAGGGGGTCGTTCGCAGGCACTTTCGCGGCAAAGAGCGCCGTTTCGGCGGCGTCGATGAAAGCTTCGGTGGTGGCCGAGCCGCCGGTGCCGACGGCCGTGTTCGCCGTGAACTGCGCGTAGGTGGCGAGCAGGTCAGTCTCGATCCGCTCGGCCAGGGCATTGATCGCCGGACTCATATAGAGCTGCATCAGGTCCGGCGAGGCCAGGGCCTTGGTCACGTCCGGGATTTGGAACGTCGCTTCGGCGTGGGTGTTGAGCACGACGGCGGCGTTGCCGAGGCTGGGGCTCTGGGTACTGACCGTTCCACCCTCGGCCAGGTTGTTCACCGAGAGGGTGGGGGGCAGGGGAACGTTGACCGTGTCACCAGCGTTGCCGAGGACGGGTTCGTAGTCGCGGTTGACGAGGTTGCCCATGACAAGGTTGCCGACGAGCGCCGGCATGAACTTGGCGGCGACGAGCTTCACGATCGCCTGCGCCACATTCGCAGAAGTGATGGCAGCCATAAATGAGAGTTCTCCTTTGAGGTTGGTGTTAGCTGAACGCCTGTTTGGCGAGGCCGATTACGTGTTGCTCGTAGGCGGCGAGGTCTTCCGGCTTCATGCCGGGCTTCAGGTCTTCGAGATTGAACGTGCGCGCAGCCGTCCCGCCATTGCCGGCGCCGGCGCCGCCGACGTCGCGCGGCTTGAGCAGGTAGGCGCGCTCGTTGGCGAGCGTCTTGGCCACCCAGTCTTTGGCCGGGGTTCCGTCCGGCGTCACGAGTTGATCCTGATCGTTGAACTTCAGCTTCCCGCTGAAGTGAGCAAGCGCATCCTCCGCGGCCGCATCGGACGCAAACTGGTGCGCGCTGAGGATGGTGCGGATCTGCGCCAGCCGGTCGCGATCGCGCGCGGCCTCGCGGGCAGCCTTGGCGTCGGCCGCATCCTTCTCGCGCTGCTTTTCGAGTTCCGCGATGCGAGCCAGCAGCGCGGCCTGGTCGTGATCGCCGGGTTTCGGCTCCGGTTTCGGTTCCGGTTTTGGCTCCGGCTTCGGTTCCGGTTTCGGCTCGGGCTTGAGCGACTTGGCCAACTCCGAGAAGAGCACTTTCACTTCGCCGAGCAGCTCAGCCTTGAACTTGGCGGCATCGAAGGCGGGTGTGCCGCCGCCGGCGGGCGCCGGGTCTGGATCGCGCAGCGGGCCGCTCATCCACGGGAACATTCGCATAGCTACTCCTGTTCAAACAGTCTCCGGGCCCGTTCTTCGGGCCCGGGGGCGGCGTCAATCTCCGCCTCAATCCGCTCCAGTTCGTCCTTCGGCGCTCCTCGCGCGAGGCAGCGCGCAGCACGCCTGTGCAAGAGCCGGCGCAGCGTCTCGCTCGGGATGCCCATATCGAGGCCGTCGCGGATCTCCCCCAGGTCGTCGGGGTCCTCGTACGTCATGCCTTCGACGTGGATGGCGACGTTGGGTTCGCCGCGAATCAGGGCGACGTCCGCCAAGATCGCGGCCAGCTCGCGCCGGAAGATGCCGCCGAACTGGTTCAGCACGTCGGCCGCGGGCATCATGTCCAGCTCTTTGCTGTAGCCGGAGCTCGCCGAAGCAGTCGCCGAGGCGTCGCGCCCCTGTGCCTGGAGGTACATGGCCCGGTAGATCTCCTGCCGGATCGACGCCAGGCGCTCGGCGCTCGTCGAAATGGTGCCGCCGGACGGTTCCGACCACGAGAACGTGCCGCCCTTGCCGAGGTGGATGTAGGCCGTCTCGGAGAGCTTCGGTGGCTGCTCGTACTCGCCCGTGATCACGGGCACGGCCAGGTTGCTCATCAAAAGCTTCCAGCCGAGCCCGTTCTCCTCGTTCAGGTGGTCCAGGATCTGCGGGTAGACGCGGTAGGCGAGCCACAGCGAATCCGGCACGGCGATCCGCCGTACGGGCACGCGCCCCTGGTCCGCCAGCGCGTGGCGTCCCTGCGCCACGACGAGCACGTGGCGCTTGTCGTCGTCGCGCGCGCCCTCGTAGATCGTGAAGTTCTGACGGTCGAAATAATACCAGCGATCCCGCCGCTCGTCAGTATCGAGCGTGCCGCTGTGCTCCTCGGTCGAGATCAGGATCCAGTCGAGGTTGCCGCGGCGGTCTGTGCCCCAGTTCGTCACCTGCTGCGCGGTGTAGGTCACCGCGAACGCGTCGAGGGCGCCCGAGCGCTGCTGGGCCAGACGGGACTCGTACGCGCGGCCGCCGGCGGGCGGCAGATCGAGCAGCACGTAGACGGCGCCGTCGAGGACAACGCGCTCGAACCAGCGACGGGCCAGGTCGGTGAGCGGCGTGCCGCCGGCATCGGCATCAGAGATGAATCGCTCCAGATAGGCCTGCGTACCTGGGCTGGCGCCCGCCAGCTGCACCTGCGGACCGGGCTCGAACAGCGCCGACAGGTACCAGCCGATCGCCGTCGCGAGGATGTTCTGGTAGGTCATCCGAGCGCACCGCTGCGCGTAGACCTCACGCGGTTCCACGGGCCTGGCGATCAGGAACCGTGCCGCCTCGCGGCGGATCGCCGGGCCGCCGCGATACAGCAGCGCGATATCGCGCCAATACTCGGAGTGCTCGGTCCAGTCGTGGTGGCGCGCTGTGAGTTGCTCGACGCTGACGATCACGAGTAGTATTTCCCGAGCGGATATAGCCCGTAGGCCAGGAATGCACGGCCGAGACGC